GTATAATCGCAACGGAACCGCAAATTATGGTGGCATGAGCCCACGCGTCCTGAGCACCACCCTTCTTAATGATGATGGTGTTTTTTGAAATGATCTTATTCGCGACTGAGTGTAGCTGTTCATCTTTATTCTGGGCAAAGGGCTTAACCTGATATATTCGTCCATTCTCCTGTTTATACTTAAGAGTAATCTTATTCGGTACATTCCTGTCAGGATCGGGCCTGACGGCATTGTGGCTAGCATTCTGTGTGGAAGCGCTAATGTTAGCATCATCTTTCTTTGCTTTGTTAAAAAAACCAAAGTAAGAAAACACCATTGAAAAGGTTTTCCAACAAGCGACGAAGGAAGCTAAATAAGTAAAACCAGGGTACATTTGGAATATAGCTTTGATGTATACCCTAATGCTATCGACTATCCTAACAGTCTGACTAGAAATCTTACTGATAGTTTTCTTAACGATGAGAGCGGATTTGAGACTATATTTCTTAATTTCATCGACAATATCTTGAATAATCATCTTATTACGCATTTCACAAAATTTAATATATAAAAAATATGAGAGTTTGTAATAATTGCGGGAGAACATATCAACAACTTCAGAAAAATACCTTGAACATGGTGATAAACAATAATCGAAGAACTTAGTAGCAAGTTCTCTAGTAGTGACATCGAAATGTTGTATACCTTGCTGACAATGGTGGATAAAAGTAGCAAAAGTACCCGTATCTTCCACGTGCTTAGTAAAAAGAGGGTCAATGGAAGAAGAAGAGGCTTCTTCGAACTGCTCCACCTTAACGGAAGGGAATTCATCTAAAACGTCATCGAGGTCGAACATTTCAACCTCAAAGGATCGAGGCACAGTTTCATAAACCTCATCAAGAAGGTCGTTAGCGTATCTGAGAGATGTGTCAAAAGCACGGGATTTCTCCTCGTACTTATCCATGATTATCTCCATTAGCTTAGTAACCTTTACAGTGTTAATAACGTGTCTAGGCTCGTTAAGTCCATTTAATAGGGTAAAGTCAACAGATTCCTTACACAACTTGTTTATATCAAGCATAAGTTTGCCAGAGGTATGTCTTCTAGCGTAGAGGAATTCAGGATCATTGTTATCATTGAGCTTAGTAATTTCGTCAATGATGTTGAGAGATGGGCGTGTAACTACATAGTTATCACCGCCATCAAGACGTGAGTTAAAATCAAGGTTCGCATCAACTATAGTGGAGTATAGTGACGATGGTATACGCACATCACTACAAACGTTAACGTCAACAACAATATCAAATCTTCTCTTAAAAGCATCCAAAAAATTAATACTCTTAACATTAGCAAAGCTGTCATGATTAGTAGTAACTATAACAAACTTTGATTGGAAAAAAGTGTTGGCTTTTTGGGACATTTCAGCCATGTGAAGAGGAGACTGGAAAGTATTGACCATACGAATGAAGTTCATGTATTCACTGTCAGGTTGTCCAGGTAGATCCGTGGATTGTCCAAGGTCATCAAGAAAAGTGATGTATTGACCAGCATAACCATCCCAGTAAACAGTTTCGGGAGCTCTGGTATAAATGTAGGAGGATTCAGACTTATCAATGTCCTCCTTTGCGCCAGGTATGCAATTAGCAGCAATCATTTTTGCTAATAATAAGCCAAAATATGATTTTCCTTGACCGGGTGGGCCCTTAAGCATAATAACGATTGGTTCACAACGAGTGAACTTTGCCCTTAGTGATGAAGCATCATAGGGTCTACGTATCTTTT